CTACGTGATCATATTCACCTGTGATAATCTTGTTCACTTCGCTGGCCATGTGTTTTGCAATACACCTACCAGTAAGTGTAGTTGATTGTCCAATACGTTTATCAAAAAATCTACAGCCTGGATTCAAGATAGCACCATACAAACTATTCAAGTTAATCTTTTTAACAAGTTGTCTTTTATCCCAAAACACTATTTCTGTTTCGTTACCTGCTGCGATTGCTTTGCGCATTGTGGCTTGTAGTTCTTTACGTTCCGCATACCAACGTTTTAGTAATCCTGGAATAACACCTTCAACTTCTGTTGTAAAAATAGTACCATTTGCACTCAACATCCAAGGTTGATTGCTGTCAAAAATAAGTTTGTAAATCTCTGCACCACTCAACACGTGACTGCTGCCATCTTCCAAGTCTAATGTTAGCGCAATATCTTTCCTTTGCTCCATCACAGCATCATATTCAAGTGTAGCAAACTTGCCTTCCCAAGCACCTGCGAATGACTTCTTTTGCAGTGTCATTGCTTCATGTAAAAATGCTTCTGTGTGTTCTGGACGTATTTGTCCTACGATAGTTTCTGGCGCCATGTTCATAGCACGAATAATACTTGGATACAGACTGTTCAAGTCCATGCTACCGATCCACTCATGCACACCTTTCTTTGGAAACGCAACATACGCACCTGCTGCTGCTGTGTTGCCTTCATGCTGCACCCTGTTAGGCACTTGCATACCGCGCCTGTGTGCTTCGTTAACAATAGCCTGCTCTGTAACTGCAACTGCACCTGCTGTGGTTTGTAGCAGCACTGTATTGTCATGTGCAATCTCATTTGCAAGATCAATAAACTTTAGTTTCTTATCCAGTTTGTCAAGCAGTGCAACGTCTTGTCTGTTGTATTCAATAAACTTGCGGAAGTCGTTGTTGTAAAGCTGATCCAATGTGCCTTCATATACAGTCTTGTTTTCACCAACTTCCATTTCACCAATAGCATCTAGCCTATATGTGTGACGTTCTTCATATGTGTACTTGCGATATAGTTCAAGATAGTCCATATGCACTCTACCAATAGTGTCAAACGTTTCAGCAGTTTTGCCAAACTTTTCAAACTCTCTGCGCTTGGGCAACTGTTGCCACAAACAAAAACGTCTTGTGTCATCCTTGCTCAACACACGTGAAACACGATTTACAGTATAGGGAATATCATAACCTTCACTGTTCCAACCAGATAAGATGTCAGCATCCTCAATAACATCAAGGAATGCCTGCAACATATCACCTTCTTCTTTGTACAAATATGTGTTGTCAAACTCTGCAACTTCTGCTTGTGCTTCTTCAAACGTTAATGTCTTTGGTGGCAATGCAAAAGTTACAAGTGCATCAAGCCATTGTAAGTGTACAGTGATTGCAGTAATGGGCATGAATGGATCACTTGGATCAGCAAAGCCACGCTCTGGATCAAAGTCTGTCTCGATGTCAAAAAATGCAACGTTCAGTTTAGGCGCATCTTGGTTTAGATAGTTTTCGCTCAAACACTGGAATATTGGATTCACATCAGACTCAAACATTTTCTTGCCTTTGTTAATAGCAAGTTCTTTGCGGAAGTCTTTTGTATTTTTACACACAACCCTGGTTAATGGATCGCCAAATATGCTTTTGTATTTGCCACGCTGATCTTCATAGTAGAATGTGTATTTTGCTTGATATTCTGTGAAACGCCTTTTGCCATCTCTGCGTTCTACACAGCGAATAATATCAGCGTCTCTGTCAAAAAATGCATCTACGTATGGCATGGAGTCTCCTTATTATTCATTATACTATATTTTCTCCATTTGTCAACTGTTTTGCTTGTTTTGTAGCTTTTAAAATCATGTCTTTTACTTTTTGTGCTTCGGGAGTATATTGTGCTGTAGCTTGTAATATTTGTGGCTTATAACCATATGCTATTTTGTTTATAAACACTTGATGGTTATGTTGCAATGCATCTTGCATGTTTTGCAATGCATCATTGTAATCTTTTATATTTTTTAGTTGTGTTATTAGCGCATCAATCCTTTGTTGCATTGTATTTAGACGATCAAACTCATAGTCTATAACATTGTGAAATAGTTTATAACCTTTTTCTTCTAGTTCAGTATTTAGATTTTTAGCACCAACTAGTATACTTGGCATTTTCCATAATATAGGCATCCAAGTTTTTTCTGTGTGTAGCACTATTTCGTCTGTGCTTTCTGGTGTAATAAGAAACAAACTACGCTTCCAAACATCCACAGGTGGTGGTGGATTTGTATCACTGTCAAACACAAAAGCTGGGTCATAGTTTTTGCTTTCTACAAATCTATCTACTTGTTTATGCCATGTAGGAGTGTTAGGTATTTTGTCCCAAATGTCCTGTACACGTTTATAATATATTTGGCCATCTAAATCATTTTGTAATAAACTTTCTACAAGCATATCTTTGTGAGGTCTGTAAGTTAGTGTTTGGCAGTGATAAAGTTGGGTAGGATTGTGCGTGATCTCAGTGTATTTTTGCCAACCCAAAAACTGATCAAACTCTGGCCAAGGGACATGAAAACTTGCATCATTATGTCTTGGATGAATAATGTTACAATGATAAACTAAACGTCCTTGTTTATATAAATCGTCTATTATTTGTCTTTCTACTGGATCACGTAGAATCATATGTTTGATAAAATCATAAGACACGCCTTCTTCACTCCAGCCAAGTATATGCAACTTGTCAAAATCTTTATATTGCAGGCTTTTAATATCAATATCAAGTTTAACTATAGGTTCAAAAACAACACCTGTAACTATGTCCATTGTTTTTCCTTAGTTTTTTGTAATGGTGCAATATTATGTGTTTTATAACTTTGTGGACATAGTTCACACTGTAACATTGGCTTATGTAAGTTTTCAAAAAATTCTGTTAAATCGTCGTCAGGATCAGCACCATTATATTGTTGTAACAAATCCACTGCATAATCTTCTATAGGAAATTGTGCGATTAAATCTTCACTTACACTTGTCAAATGACACTGATACATCTTGCCTTTGTTAAAATGTGTACAAGGTGGCTCTCCGCCTAAACAAACTTCGTGTGCTGTTTTAGGACTGCTTCTATGAAACTGCCATTTACCGTCTATTGTGCCGGTTTTAGCACTGCTTATAAAGTCTGTTGTTTTGTATACAACAAAGTAAGGTTTGTTGCTATTATGTGCTACATAACGTATTTCATCATCTACGTCTATGACATTATAAGGTTTGTCTAATGTGTTTTTTATAGCATCATGTATATCTTTTTCAAAGGCAGGATCATGTACACAAACATCTATGTACCAACCTAAATCAAGTAGTTGCTTACATACATCTGTTTTTGTTTTTATAAACGTTCCGTTGGTGCTTACATAATGCTTTACAGCATTTGGCCATAGCTCTTTCAAGCCACGTGCCCAGTTGACAATATCAGGATTTGTAAAAGGTTCACCACCATGTATTGTTACAACATTGATGCTTACAAGTTTGCTCCATTTTTCATATTTGTCTTTGTAATCCTCATAACGAAAATGGTTGCGAAATAGGTAGTTATTGAAACTTTCGCAACCATTACATGTCAAGTTACAAACATTAGTAATGTTAAAAGCACCATCAAATATACGGTACATTATGCGTCTTTATCGTATCCTGTAGTAGCAACAAGTGTTTCTAAGTCCTCAAACTCGTCTGCAACACGACTCCAATCACGTTTCTGTGCAACTTTGATAGCTTTATTAATAAGACTTGGTTTTACACTCAGTTCTTCTGCAACTGCTTTGATTGTTTCTTTTAATCCGCCTTGTAAATCTTCTATTTCTTGTAATACAGTTACGCCTTCACGGACAAGACGTTCTAGTTTGGCCTTTTCTTCAGGGCCATACACACGATCGCTCATATATTACTCCTTAGTTATCTGTTTATACTACTATGTTTCTGACTCTTCGTCAAGTGTTTTATACTGCCATTCTTCAGTATGTCCTACGCTCCACTT